AGTTGAAGACGGCCGCGGTGCGGGTGGCCGAGACAGCGACGGTGTGGCCGACTGTGGGCGGCGCGTTTGTGGAGGCGTCGATCTGGATACCGGATGAGATTATAACGGAGGAGCAAGATCATGGGACGAGGTAGACATCCGACGCCGGCGGGTCTCCGCGAACTGCGCGGCGCGCGGACGCGGCCGCATCACCACGACACGGTTCCGGACGCCGACAAGCCGGATACGCTGCCTCCAGTTGAATCGGACGTGCCCGCGCCGGCGGATTTGCAGCCGATCGAGCGGAAGTTCTGGGACCGCATCGCGCCAATCCTCGCGATCGCCAAAATGTTGACACCGGCGGATACGCTGACGCTGGTCGATTATTGCCGCGCCTGCTATTGGACGGAGGCGACAACGCGGCGTCTGCATGCGGCCTGGCGGCAGAAGGACTACGACGTCCATCTCATCAAGATGCTGGACGCGCAGGCGCGGGGCTGGGTTGAGAAGAAGACGTCGCTCGCCGGCGAGCTCGGCCTGACGGCGATTGCGCGGACGAAGACGGCATGGACGGGGCACAGCCAGTTGCCCGATCCGCGGACCAGACCGACGTCGAAGATTGCCGAGCTGCAGGCGCGAGCGCGATCGCTCCGTCAGCCGATTGCTGTCGCGAAGCCCGACATCGGCGCATGACCCGCCACGACTCATGACCCACCGCGTCGACCTCTATGCCAGGCAGGTCGTCGACCGGGAGATCGTCGCCGGTCCGCTCGTGCGACTCGCCTGCCAGCGCCATCTCAACGATCGGACGATGGAGGCGCAGAAAAGCGGGCATCCGAAGGGCTTCCGGTTCAACGCGAAGAAGGCGGATCTCATCATCGAATTCTTCGAGCAGACACTCCGCTTGCCGGACACGCTCGACGAGATCACCGGCGAGCCGATCCGGTTCCTTCTCACGCCAGCGAATACGTTCATCGTCGGGTCGATCTTCGGGTGGATGCTCGAGACTGGGTATCGGCGATTCCGCGACGTCTACATCGAAGAGGGGAAAGGCAACGCGAAGACGCCGCTCGCGGCCGGCATCGGCCTCTATGCGATGCTGCTCGACGGGGAACAAGCCGCCGAGGTCTACTCGGTCGCGACGGGTATGGATCAGGCGCGGATCTGCTGGCGGGACGCTGACCGCATGGTCGAGGTCTCGCCCGATCTCTGCGAACTCATCTACCGCGGTAAGGACAACCTGGCCTACGCGCCGACCTATTCATGGTTCCGACCGCTGACGAAAGAGAAGCGCGGCAAGTCGGGCCCGCGGCCGCACGTCGTCATCTTCGACGAGGAGCACGAGTACGCCGACGCCGTTGTGGTCAACAAGATGCGCGCCGGCATGAAGCGCCGGAAGCAGCCGCTCTCGTTCAGCATCACCAACAGCGGCTTTGACCGGACGACGATTTGCTGGCAACACCACGAGCATTCCGAGAAGATGCTGACTGGCGTCGTTCACGACGAGCAGCTTTTCGCCTACGTCTGCGCGCTCGATGAGGGGGACGATCCGTTTACGGACAAGACCTGTCATCCGAAGGCGAACCCCAATCTCGGTGTGGTTATCGTGCAGGACTATCTTGATCGGCAGGTGGCGAACGCGCAGCATATTCCGAGCGAGCGCAGCACGGTCCTGCGCTTGAACTTCTGTGTCTGGACGCAGTCGCGGACGCCGGGGATAGACATGCGCGCGTGGCAGGCGTGCCGGCCGTCGCCGACCGACGCCGAACTCTCGGCCGCGCCGCTGAAGCTCGGCGGCCTTGACCTCGGTCAGACGGACGATATCAGCGCGTTCGTCAAGCTCTATTTTCTCGCCGACGGTCGCGTCGGCGTCCGCGTGCGCTTCTGGCTGCCTGATAGCGCGCTCGAGAAGTACCCGGATCGGTCCTATGCCCATTGGCATCGCCTCGGTCTACTCGATGTCACGGAAGGGCCAACGACGGATTACGACGAGATCGAGGAGACGGTGAAACGCGATTGTCTGGAGGAGGGCATCCAGTCGGTCGGGTATGACAAACGGTTCGCGGAGCAGATGGCGCAGCACCTCATCGGCGCCGGCGTCGACATGGTCGATCAGCCGCAGGGCTTCCAACTGAACGAGGCGATCAAACGGAAGGGCGCACTCATTGCGAATGGCGCGCTCTGTCATGGCGGCAACGAGATCCTGACGTGGATGGCGAGCAACTATATCCTGCGACATGGGCTGCGCGGTGAAGTGCGGCCGGACAAGGAACGGGCCGCGGAGAAGATTGACGGACAAGTGGCGCTCGACATGGGACTGGCGTTATGGGTCCGGCAACCGGTTGAACCGAAATATCAACTCCTGGTTATTGGGGCTGGAGGGGCATCATGAACGACAACGATCCAAGAACGGCGCGCTTGCGGCGAGGCGGCAGACCAAGTCTCTCGCCAGGCGTCCCGTCCGTGTCGGCGCTGACGCGGCTCTCCGAGCCGACGCATCGCCGGTTAGAAGCGCTCGCAACCGAACGGGGCGAATCAGTCTCGTCCGTCCTTCGCTCGATTGTCATCCTGCACCTGAAGCCGAATGGGGTTTTGTAATAAATACTCAGGTGTCATCTGACCAGGCGTAAGATGCCATCTCACGATGGCAGATCCAAAACTGCGCCGCGCATACTCCATCATCAAAATCAAATCAGTCGACGCCGAGCAGCGCATCCTGACCGGCATCGCGACAACGCCATCAACCGACTCCTACGGTGACGTCGTCGAATCCGACGGCGCCGAATACACGCTCCCCATCCCGCTCCTCTGGCAACACGACTCGCGCTCGCCGATCGGCAACGTCATCGCCGCGAAGACGACCAAGGACGGCATCGAGATCAAGGCGCAGATCGCCAAGGTCGCCGAGCCGGGGATGCTGAAGGACCGCCTCGACATGGCGTGGCAGAGCATGCGCGAAGGGCTCGTCACCGGCCTGTCGATCGGCTTCCGGTCGCTCGAGGAGACCTACGACAAGGTGACTGGCGGCTTCAGGTTCATCCGCTGGGCGTGGGTCGAATTGTCCGCCGTGACGATCCCTGCGAACGCCGACTGCACCATCCAGATGATTCGTTCACTCGACGTCGGCCCAGCCGCGCCCGGCCGCCCGCGCGTCGTTCGTCAAACGTCCGGCGCCGCGGACCGTCCCAAACCAACCATGAAGAAAACTTTTACGGAACAGATCAAGATCTGGGAAGCCGAGCGCCAGGCGAAGGCCGCTCGGATGGACGAGTTGCTCGCCAAGTCGAGCGACGAGGGCGTCACACTCGCGGCTGAGGAGCAGGACGAGCACGACCAGCTCGAGGGCGAGGTCAAGGAGATCGACAAGCAGCTCGTGCGGCTCCGCGCGGCGGAAGAGCGCGCGAAGCAGACGGCGCGGCCGATCGACGGCACGACGCCGGACGCCGCGGAAGCATCGCGCGCGCCGACGCGGACCGCGCCGCTGCACCTCACGGTCACTTCCCGTCAGCTCGAGCCTGGTGTGATGTTCGCCCGGTACGCAATGTGCGTGGGCATGGCCCGCGGCAACGAGTACGAGGCGCGCGAAATCGCCAAACGCAACTACGGCGATACCGCGCCCGAATTGATCAAGATGATCGACTACCAGATGATGGACCCGATCCAGCGGCAGGCGCTCCAGCAGCGCGCCGCGGTCGGGGGCGCCGCGACGACCGTCAGCGGGTGGGCGTCGGAACTCGTCCCGTACAACATCATGGACGACTTCATCAACTTCCTGCGGCCGCAGACGATCCTCGGGAAGTTTGGGACCAACGTCGCCGGCGTCCAGATCCCGGCACTCCGGAAGGTGCCGTTCAACACGCGCGTCACGGGTTTCTCGGCCGGGCTCACGGCGAGCTGGGTTGGAGAAGGTTTGCCGGCACTGCTGTCGAAGGCGACCAGCTTCACGACCTCCCTCACGTGGTCGAAGCTCGCGGCGCTCGCGGTCCTGACGAAGGAAGAGATCCGGTTCTCTAATCCGAACGCTGAGCTCAAGGTGCGCGACGACATCGCGGCCGCGCTCATCGCGAAGATGGACAAGGACCTCATCGACCCGTCGAAGAACGCGGTCGCCAACGTCTCGCCGGCGTCGATCACGAACCAGACGACGCCGATCCTGACAACCGGCGCGACGTCGACGCAGTTACGCACGGACTTGACGACGCTGCTCGCGACATTCACGACGCTGAACTTCTCGGTCGATGACATGGTGCTGATCATGTCCACGATCGACGCGCTGAACATCTCGCTGATGGTCAGCTCGCTCGGCGTGCCGCTGTTCCCCGGCCTGACGATGGCGGGTGGGCTCCTCGTCGGCATTCCGGTCATCACGACGACAGCGATGGTCAACATTGGGTCGCCGATCTCGAACATCATCGTTGCGGTCAAGGCTGGCGACATCTACCTGGCCGACGACGGCGTGGTCACGGTGGACGTGAGCGATCAGGCGTCGGTGGAAATGGTCGACGCGTCCTCACAGAGCGGCGTGACCGGCACGGGCGCCAGTTTGGTGAGCTTCTGGCAGTCGGGTCTCGTCGGCCTGAAGGCGACACGCGAGGTGAACTGGAAGCTCCGTCGCACGGGCGCGGCGCGCTACATCTACAACGTCGCCTACAAGGCGTAGTCGACGGAAACCGCATCGGGCGCCCGGCCGCGTCTGGCTGGGCGCCCGGCGACACACCGTTACCCTGCGCCGGGGGGAACATCAGTGGCCTACGACAACTACACGCCTCGGACCGTCCGCGCCCTCAAGGAGTGCCCGCAAGGGCAGCGGCCCGGTGA